TCTTGTACTCACTACAGGGAATATCGTTAGCCATCAGCGCCACGACATCCCGATTGTTGTTTGGGTTGCTTGTAAATAGGCCAACGTCCAGCCCTTCAATGCTTTTATCCCTGCCTTCCTTGGTGTAGGCCCGGTACAGCACCCGATTGCCAAGGATGGGGTTAACCTTAAACACGGCAACAACCTGAGCGCCTGTATGTTTGAAAAGGTGAGTGGCGGCATCATCTACCCGCCCCTCTGCAATTTGTGGCAACTTCTGCTGCTCCTTATAAGCACCTACCAAAAGGTCTTTGTTGTCGTAAAACATCCAACCAGCAAAGGCCAAGACCGCCATCAGGATCAGGGCAAAGAGCTTAAACGGCGAGTCTACATACGCCAACACCTTGGAGAGCGTATCGTTCGCGTTAAGTTTCTCATCTGCCATCACCACACCTTTGTCGCTTTAAGTATTCCGTACACCACCAGCGCCAAGACTCCCAACACCAGCCACTCGTTCCTAGTTTTCTTGCGGTCAGATTCAAACTCCTTCTGCAGTTCTTTGCGTTCTTTCCTTAACCGCACTTCCAACTGCTCAACCTCTGATACCGCCTTCTTGCCAAACTCTTTCTCAATCTGTTTAAAAGCCGCTTCCTTGGTCTTTCTGATGTTGTACAGAACCCGGTACTCGTTGATGGCGTCCACATACATCATGTCGCCACGCCGCTGGACTTCCTGTTGTTTCTTGCGCCAGGCCACCCTGGCCCGTGCTTCTTCGTCCAGGAACGTACTGACCTCTTTGGCCGTCTCGTGAATATCCCTCCCGGCCTTCAGCGCCTCTCGGATTCCGCCAAGCGCAGTCTGAACGACCTTGGACGGGTCGGTTGGATCGGGCAGCATCTCTCATCTCCATAGCACTATAAGTGTTGAAAATATCAGAGACGCCCCAAAAAGCAATAGCCCGAAGACCGGGGTTACTTTTTCAGTTTGCCAAGTGTCTGGGCCAGCCGCGCTCTTTGTCCTAGCTTGCCTGGTTTCTTGGCTGCGGCTGACAACTTTTTTGCGGGGATTTTCTCTCCGCTTTTGACACCAAGGGATTTTCGTAAAGCGCCTGGCTTTTTGATGGCCGACTGAATCCATTTGCTTGTACTTCCACCTTTTTTAAATACACCTCGACCTTTAAGCACATCAGCACGGGTTACCTGCCCATCGCCTGTTAAGTCTGGGAAATCTTTAGCCATGATCTTTCCTTTCTTCATTAAACCTATGGTCTCGCTCTTCAGTAGAAATTGTAAACGAACCTATTGAAACATCATGATTTTTGGCCATGTAAGGACCAATGTGATCATCAATAAATTCTGAATCTCCCCACTTATCAGCAAACCACTTTTCGTTAATTAAAAAATCTGAAGATAAAATATTTCCTTCTATATCTCGCAACGCGTGTATACAAACCGCTACTGTTTTATTCTCTAATGCTGTAATTCTGTGACGTCTTAATTTGCTAATAAAAATAAATCCTGGAGCAACAAAAGGTCTTGAACCAATAACTGTATCGTCATCATCGAGCATTTCTACTAGCACACTACCACTTGAAACTAATGTTCCATGATCATAGGTATGGCAATGCCCAAGTTCAATGTCACCTTTGTGTTCAAAATACATACATCTAGCGTACACGTTACTAATTGCAATAACTTTTATTTTTGGTTCAGCCATTTTTTACCACCCCTCAACTTTATTTATTTCCACTATGTCTACTTCTGAATAAAACGTCATCTTTCCTATACACGCAATGTTCCAGTCTGGGCCTGTCTGCTCGCTCCAGCTTTTAACATTAATCCTAACGTGCCTGGCCAGTATCTCGTTACCGTTTTCAAATACTCGCCAAATGTGTTCTTCACTTCCTCGGCCCGGTTCGCCTTTTGATTTATTAAACCGGATTAGATATTTGTTCATTCAGGTTTGGTTGGCCAAAAAATTTCATTTGGATAATCTGGTTGAAGATAAATTTCTGCTAATTTTTTTCGATACATTGACCACGCTTGCCATTGTGCTTTTGTAATATTTACATTATTTGAATCAACCATGTGTTCTGATTCTTTAAGAAAATGTGTAATTTGATCATCTACAAATGTTTTAACATCAACCAATGGATCTGAAACCTTTACTTCAATCCAGCAACGATCTGTAATGCCCAACCACGACAAATCACTAAGACGATCTTTCACGCCTTCCATACCAAATATTGGACCCCAATTTTCAGGCAGTGATTGAAGACCGCCTATGTTTTCTCCCGTTTGCGGATTTTTTAGTTGCCATAGTGTTTGTTTCATTGTTAATCCTTTTTGCATATTCTTGCTCTTCAGGTGTTCCACCACCTGCACCACCCAACATTACCATCCGACCATTTTTATTAATTAATTCATTATTTAACAAACCTTCTTTATCGACCATTAAGTTTGGAGCGCCATCACCAGATCTATGCCCAATAAATTGAGCAATATTTTTTAAATCAGTACCCATTCTTTGCACATCAGAAATGTCATTTACAAATGGTGGCCAATTACCATAATGTTTTTTCTCTTCTTCAGTAAGAGTCCAATCTCGCCATTTTGCAAAGTCTTCTCGTGGCTTAACTAACGCTTGACATCCAACATTAGCTGCTAACTGATGAATTAATTCAATTACTTCTACCGGTTGCATTACACACCAAATGTGACGTCCACCATCAGACCGCATCATTATTTCAGTTGTTCCACCAAATGATGTACCAACTGTAATAGACCTTGCTCTATTTAAATTACTTTCTAAATTTTCAACGTCAAGTTTTGCTTGAGTTTTGCTTAATCTTTTAACTTTATTAACATCAACAGCATTTTGATGTTCACGAAGTTTTTGTATAGCATCTTTGCGTTTCATTGTGGATTCCATGAAATAACAATTTGACCGCCAGGGGAAGCAACTGTAACCGGAACAGATCCGCCAGGGGTTACTGCTACGCAATTAAAAGTTGTTGGTGTTCCGGCAGCTCCAGACCCTCCAGCCCCCCCGGCCCCTCCTGAGCCACCTGCGTTTCCTCTTCCGCCGCCACCGCCGCCTCCCAAATGCGTACCATAAAAATAATTATTAACTCCACTACCAGATCCTCCACCTCCCCCTGCTCTCCAAGCATTTGAAGTTGTTGGGGTAGCATTATTAAATCTAGTACCACCACCGGCGTAAGGAGTAAAAGTATAGTTGATAAAAGGATCGTTTGTTAAAATTACATTACTTATTTGCGGGGAGCTTACTCCTAAACCACCTACCATATTTGCAGGTACTGAAGGTGGCCAGTTTTGTGACCAGAATGGACTTGGACCAGCATTTGGTGGCCAAGGAGTAAGAGCTTGTACATTTGGGTCACAACCACCAAGAGAAAAATTTGCTGGAATACCACCTGCAGGAACGGGTGGGGCCGCACTATATCCAGCTTTTCCGCAAGCATTTGCACTAGCTCCGCCTCCACCCGTTGCGCAATTAAATGCGGTGCCGGTGGGATTAATCCTGCTAGATGTTGCACCAGATCCGCCACCATTTCCTCCAGCTCCTCCAGTCGCGTTAGAAGAATTACCAACGGTAACTAGAGTTCCGTCTGCACCTCCTGTACCTCCATTGCCTGCAGTCCCAGCGTTCCCTGCAGATCCAGCATTTCCACCAGCCCCACCAGGAAATGTTTGACAAAGAGTTGATGAAGAATTTCCTGTATTTCCTGCGCTACCTGCTGAACCAGCACTTCCCGCACTTCCCGCAGTTCCAGTAACACGTTGTTTAATAATTCGACCAACAAAAGAAGCTGGTGCATTTCCTGGGGAGGCACAATTCCATCTCCCAGTAGGTCTTGAACCACCCCAAGGAAAACATCGTGTTATTTGAGGCATTGGTCCAGGATTAAAAGCCACTCCACCTCTATCACAACCACCGCCGCCACCCCCAACTCCGGAGTTGCCAGCATTGCCAGGATTTCCGGCGTTACCAGGATTGCCCGTTGCGCCTCTTCCGGTAATGTTTACTCGACTAACACCAGGAGGAACTGAAAATGTTCCCGATGCGTTAAATGTTTCAGATCCGCCAGGAACCGTACCGGCCCCAAGCACACCAATCTTAGACGTTCCAATAGGCATTTCTACCTCCTACTTTTTAACACCCAATGACGGGCGCTTATCAAATTTGTGATCGGCGTTAGGGCCGTCCTGTTTAACGTAATGCAACATAAACTGCACATTTACATCTGTTTCCGTAGCCGGTTTGCGCCAATGCTTGACTTGGCATCCATAATAAACGCAGGCATCTCCAGGCTCAAGATAGTTTTCTGATGGTTCAGACCCGGGAGCTTGCATCCAGATAGGCCAAGGTTTGCCTACAGTGGCAATATGGCAAGTCACCGAAACCTCACAACCTGGCCGGTCTGTGTGAGGTTTTAACTCGTCACCCTTGGTATACACCCTGGTAAATGAATAAGACGGAAACAGTTTTGAACCAGTAATTTGTTCCATCTCAGGTAATGAATTAAGCAACACAGTTTCAATCAAAGGATCTGCATACCAAGAAATTTTGCTGCTATCACCAACTCCACCACCTTGATTATTTTCAGGATAACGTTTTAAAGAATTTTCAAGATAACGAGAAATAGTTTGCACGGACTGCGGATCAAGAAATCCACGAACTATTGTGTATCCTTTATTTTGAAATTCTTCTGTATTAGTCATAGTAAAACCATCCTGTAACAATATATTTGTATTTGTCTGCTAAAACAGGGTTGCCACGATGAGCGTGTGTGTAAGAGGCTGGCCATAACAACATAAGATTTTCTTCTGGCCTTACTCGTGTGCGTTGATACAAAAACTCTGTTTCTCCACCATCACCATCATCTAAAGAATTAAGGTAAACCATATAAACAACAACACGATTAGCTTGCGGACCTGGACCTTGTTCTCCGTGCCACACATGGTATCCGCCACCGGGGCCAGTGCGTTGCATCTTCATTGTTGTTGCACGTATATTTCCGTTGTTACGAAGAATTGAATATTTTGTTGAATATTCGTCATAACAAACTTGAAGACCATGAAAAAACAAATCACATGAATCTTTATCTTCAAAACGCTCAAGATTATGATTACGAAGTTCAATACCTATTTGATAATCATCTTTTATGTGTCTATTAGCATTTTCAGATTTTTGTCGGTTTGAACCAGCTCCACCTTCTTCAAGTCGGTTAAATTCTTTGATTAAATGCTCACAGTATCCAGTTGGATACAAATTGCGGTAATAACCAATAAAGTCTTTATGTTCTACGTCGTTCATTTGAATGGTGGTCCTGATATCCAAGCTACTAGAGATTGACGATTTCCTTGCGTAACAGGAGTTACCTGATGCAAGGTCCAAGATGGAAATGCAACAATAAGTCCACGTTGCTTTCTCATTTTTATTATGTCTTTTCCATGTGGCTGAATCTCAAGTACGCCACCTTCATAATCAACTGGGTCAGACAACTGCATAACAATTGACAACTTTCGACACGGAGCGTTTGTATGTGGCCCCATATCTACGTGCCAACCATACATACCCTGTTCCGATTCATCGTAATGCGTCAACTGAATATGTTCTCCAAATCCAATTAAATTAAATCTAAAAAATTGAGCATTTAAACTTGATACAACGTGAGCTAATATTTCAAAAACCCAAGATGTTTCTGGCGTATTAGGCATCCAATTTAATCCAGATCGACGTATATTTGGATTGTCAATACCAACTCCGCCTCCCCCAACTTGGGCTTTCATTTGAACATTACGAGCTTGTTGTTGAAGCCAATTAAGTTG